GCTTATTTAAAAGAAGTACAAATTCAAACTGGTATCAGAATTGACTTTGTGATGGTTGACTACTTAGATTTGGTTATGCCAGTCAGTGTTAAAGTTAATCCTAACGACCAGTTTATCAAAGACAAGTATGTTGCTGAAGAACTACGTAATCTTGCGAAAGAGATGGGCATATTGATGGTAACTGCAAGTCAGTTGAATCGTAGTGCGGTAGATGAGATTGAGTTTGACCACAGTCACATTGCAGGTGGTATCAGTAAGATTAATACAGCAGATAACGTGTTTGGTATCTTTACAAGTCGTAGTATGCGTGAGCGTGGTAAGTATCAGATTCAATGTATGAAAAGTCGTAGTTCGACAGGTGTAGGTCAAAAGATTGACTTAGATTATGATATTGAGACAATGCGTATTAGTGACAGTGACCCTGACAATCAGAATAGTTATACTCCCCGACCTAGTGCTAATGATATTATGAGTCAATTAAAGCCCCAAAGTACACTAGCATCAACCTCTCCTATCATAGACCAAACTACAGGGGAGATATTAGAGCCGGAAAACAAGCGTATTATAGCGGATGTGCAAGGTTCTAAGCTTAAAGCTATGCTAAACAGTTTAAAGAAATAAAACCTAAAAGTAGATAAATACTATTAGGAAACTAATATGCAAAAACAAACTCGCAGTCTACTAGAGGAATTAGAAGCTATTGGTAATAACAGGGACACGACTCACATTATTGAGAGTCGTGGCCACAATATTATCACAAGTGCTATCAATCTAATAGAGATGATTAATCGTAACTATAGTCCTGAACAAGCCGCTATTTTAGAGCGTAAACTGTTAGGTGCTATAAAGAGCAAGGACCAAGCAAAGTTTTCCAAGTCATTAAGGAAAAACCGTGAAGCTGAATGAATTTAAAAAAGCAAAACTAAATGAACTAGATTTAAGTTCATTTTTAGGAGATTATGGATCTGCCGCTGTGCGATCAGGCTTAGGCTCTTTAGGTGGCAAGAATGTATTAAGTTCCACAGACCAAATGGCTAAAGATGATTTTATAAAAAAATTCAATAGTCGTGCCCTTAGCGGATTACAAAGTGCGATTGATAGTGGATTAGTTGATATGGCTGCAAAAGGATCGACTACACCTCAAGCTACACCTCAAGCTAATACAGGTGCATTATCACCAGAACAAATTAGAAAACAAAAACAAGCGGCAGCAAGCGCCGTTGCCCAACAACAAATGGCTCAGAATCCTGCAGTTACACCAACAGCAGGTAGAAATGTTTCGCCCACTCCTGCACAAACAAGACAACAAAAACTTGCTACTGCTTCAACATCCGCACAAGGACAAATGGCACCGTTTAGTAAGTTGCCTGCTAATCAAGCCGCTGTGCAAGCCGGAAATATTAGACAACAAAAACAAGGTGCGGCAACAACTGCGGCCCAAGGACAGATGACACCGGTTAGCAAACTACCAGCAGACCAGTTTGCAAAATCAGCAAGCAATGTAAGACAGGCCCAACAAGGTCAGGCCGCTCAAGGACAAATGACACCTAAAGTTGCAGGTCCTACTCCTAAGACACCTGAACAGATTAGACAAGCTAAACAACTGGCTGCTACTCAAGCCGCACAGGGTCAGATGAATCCTATGAACAAGCTACCGGCAGATCAGTTTAATAAGAGTGCCGCTAACGTAAGACAACAACAGCAAGGTGTTGCTACACAAAATGCACAGGATCAAATGTCCCCTGTAAGTAAATTACCTGCAGACCAGTTTGCTAAAAGTGCTGACAATGTAAGACAGCAACAACAAACAACCGCAACACAAACTGCACAACAGCAGATGGCTGCTCCGCAAGGTTATCAATCAAGTGATCCTAGATTTCCCAATGGGAAATATGACGGTGTTACCGGAAAACCAACACCTGAATATCAAGCAGAGTTAGATAAATGGACGTCAGATAGTGCTAAAAAACAAAAAGCTGACGCAGCCGCAAGCCAGTCGCAAGCAAAGAGCAATGACGATATGCAAGCTCAAAATAATCCTGCTCCGGTAGCACAAGAACCTACTAAAACAGCGGGACCCACTGTAGTAACTACTGATCCAGCAGAGGTTAAGGCTGCAATGAAGGCAAAAATTGATGCGATGAAGGAAAAAAATCCTAAGCTAGCGGCTCAAATGGCAGCAATGGGAATGGACGATGAGTTTAATGATAAGTTAAATAATGCTACTAAAACTAAAAAGAACAACAAAACAAATGCAGGTAATCAGGCATTTGGGCAGATGGCACAAAACTTAAGTAAAGTTAATGAAGGTTCACGATTTGATAAGTTAAACTATTTGTTTGAAAGTATTTTAGCTGAACAAGATCCTGCACAAGGATCAACTAAACAATCTATTAGTCAATATATTACTAACTTCTTTAAACAGTTTATGAAGGGTGTTAATATCAGTGATCCTACAGTAACAACTCAAGTGGCAACATTAGCTAAAGAGTTGGAACAAACTTATTCCAAAGATAAAGGTAAGTCAGCAATACCCAAGTTAGCTGATTTAGCTTGGTCTGTATCACACGCAGAAGGTGGACAAGAACCGCAACAAGCAACAACTACTCCTGCTCAAACCGGAGCAACCCCATCATCTGCATCAGCCGCGGCAACATCAAATACTACACCGCAATCGGCTCAAGCCTCAACGCAACAAGCTAAGATGACAGCCACACAAATCACTAAGTTGATGAAGGGTTTATCTACTAGACAAAAGCAATCTGTATTGAAAAACCTACAAACACAGTTATCTAAAACACCGCCTAGTAACAAAAAACAAGTATCACCTTCTAAACGAATAGGGTTTCTTCCAGAAGAAAATCCACCTGCTAGAAATATTCAGAAACAACAAAAATGAACCTAACAGAAACATTAGCATATCTTAGAAATAAGGTAGATAATATCACCAATGTTGTAACAGAAGATAAGGGACACCTAGACCATCCTGAAGATTTAATATTCTTACGTGGTACACAAGGTGCTAATCAAGCTGTTCAAGCTATGACTGATACAGTAGCTAATCCAGATAAGGTTACAATTAAGTGGGATGGATATCCTGCATTAATATTTGGTCGTAATAGTAATGGTAAGTTCACTATATTAGATAAGCATATGTTCAATAAAAAAGATGGCAGTGGCCGTCAAGTATTCAGTCCAGAACAGTTTGCTCAATATGACCAAGCACGTGGCGTAAATCGGTCAGACCTACATCAGCTTATTGCACAGATATGGCCTGGACTAGAAAAGTCTGATAGAAGTAAGGGCTATTATTGGGGTGACTTATTATTCAGTAAACCATTAGTAGAAAAGAACGGGCTGTACACATTCAAAGCAAACCCTAATGGCATTACATATACAGTAGATGCAAATAGTGAATTAGGAAAGTTTTTTGATGGAAAAAACTCAGGTATAGTAGTCCATCAATATATTGCTCCTGATGCATTGACCACCGACCAAGCAACACCATTGGATGGTACTATTGGTACATTAAAGAATAATAGTGATGTAGCTATATTACCTGCTAAGATGCCTATCACTCCTAAACTAAAAATCAGTTCTACTTTACTTAAGAAAGCACAAGCAACTATACAAAAGTATGGTCAAGCAGTAGAACAATTAATGACAACTGCACCTCAAGCTAGAAATACGTTCAATCAATTATTTACTACATATATTAATAAACGTATTGTAGCAGGAGACTTGAATGAGTTGTTAAATGGCTTTATGGAATATGTTAACTCTAGACCAATGACTGATAAGATGCGTGAGAAGATTAATCAGCACTTAGCTGCCAATAAAGCAGGACTAGTTGGTGCATTTAGTATATGGGTAGCTATTTACAATCTTAAAATGAACATTGTGGATCAGCTTAATAAAGCCGCAATGACAGCCCCTGTCAAAGGTTATTTACAAGACGGTACTCAAACCCAAGAGGGTTTTGTTAGTCACGGTCTTAAATTTGTAGATAGAATGGGCTTTAGTCGCCAGAATTTGGCTGGAAGACAGTAGCCAAAACCGACTTTTTTTGCTACCAGGCATAAATAATAGTATGAATCTATACGATTCAAAACTTTTAAAGGAATTTCATTATGGCAGGTTTTACAAGAACACACGGCGATGCACAACCAGTATTCGCAATTGACGTACAAAATGGTCCAGTAGCTCCAACAGCAGACGCTAACGGCACGACTACTAATT